CGCGCATACCAAGAAGAAGATTACAGCCGAAGTGTCATGCACTCTAAGGAAGACTTCTACCGCGCCCGTCGTCATCAGACCGCAGACTTCCACAGAAACATGGAGCGCCAGGAAGAGGCGTACCAGATTCGTCTGCAACGGATGATTGCTGACTATGCCAAGAGTATGTATGACCCGTACTCACGAATGATGGGCCAAGGCTCTCGTAGCGGTGGCTCCATGCTATTCAATCTCGAACACCAAGAAGAAATCTTGTCGGCGCAATTAGAAAGCATTGAAAAACTCAAAGAGAAAGGATTGAGCGACGAAGCCATTGAAATGCTTGACTTGCTCAATCCCAATAAAGCGCAGCAAGCAAATCACTGGGCTAACGCGGGTGAACTCAGCGATAAAGAAATTAAGGAACTAAACTCTGCTGTAGGCAGGCGCACGGAACTGTCTGAAGAGTTTGTTACTCACGACAACAACACGCAATTTCAACGCATGGAAGAAGACCGAGCGCGTCAGATCAAGCACGCCGTCGAAGACTTCACCCGTGGTATGCGCCGCAGCCAGCGTCAGTTCCAAAGAACTATGCGCCGTAGTTACGAAGCCTACCTACGTGGTATTGCACGAGCCGATTTCCAAAGAGAACTATCGCTGAAGCGAGCCAAAGATGATTTGCTTGGTTTTGCTGAAGACACCGCTAAGAGTGTTGATAAGCAGGCGGAATACGTCATGGGCAAATTGAAAGAAATGAACACTGGCGTTGCTGACCAACTCTTAAGACTTATGGAAAAGGGCGTTAACGACCTACTGAACTACAACATTCCAGACAGCAGTTCAGCGCCAAAGGGGACTAGGACTGCTCCTGGCTCCGGCGGTGACGGTGCCACAGTCATTCTTCCACCAACTCATCCAGATCATCCTGACTATGTGCCACCCAAGCGCGCTAGTGGCGGTATTGCTAGACGCGAGCAATTAGCGATTATTGGTGATGGTGGACCAGAAGCCGTTATTCCACTCAACTCATTTGGTGCTGAGTTCATGGCTGACATGCTGAAGTCTATGTACACAAGTAACAAGAACATGCCAATAGGCGAGTCTGCCGGTGCAATGCAGGTCTACAACAACTCCACCAACTTCAATGGCGAAATCCACATCAAGGCTAATAACCCGAATGAGATCGCTGATCAGTTGAAGCACCGTAAGCGCATGGACTCGCTACGAGGCGGCAAGGGAACTACCGTCTTTTCCTGAAAAAAGACAGTGAAACTTGAAACACAACGAGCAGCCTGACCCGTAGGCCAGACTGCTCACCATGCTCACTCTTGTGCTTCTGGTATGTCTTCTAGTCTGGCGATTACGCATTCGCTCAATGATAGATAGGTACCAGTCCCCGGATGATAGATGTAAAGGTCCGAGACTCCTTCTATTTTGTTTTTTGCTTCTTCACTCATATAAACCACTTCCTGCCATACAGCACGGACAATTGACATCTCCTACGCAACTGTCGTGATGCTTTGTTTGGCAATGCCTGCAATTTTCAGGCATTTTCTTTCGCTCCTTTTTAGGGACGTAATTGACGCACCGTTGACCGCAGGCGCGCGGGTGCCCTTTCAGACACCCGCACAGCCATTGGTACTTACCCCGGCGCGGGGCTGGTTTGTCATCCACTAGCAGACCAACCGAAGGGCTTGCTTAGTGCCTTTACGCACATTGCGCTTGGGGTAGAACCCCTCGCGCGTAAAGATGCGCGCAACAATTTTCGTAGCCTTACGAGGCTTGATTCGGTATGCACGACATACCTTGTTCTTTAGGCTCTTGTCCCAGTATTTTGCAATACCGGCAGTAACTCCTTGCCGCGCTGTATGTACTGAGACCCAACCGCCTGTAGGCAGTTCAGGCACGCGCACCTGTGACGATGCTTCAATTGGTGCTAGCAACACCGCTAGCGATAGACCAATTACTACCAATATCTTATTCATTATTTTCTCCTTTTTCTTTTGCGGCTAGTCGTTCCTTGATTGGATCGACCTCGAACGCGCTTCTAATGTTGTCCCAGTCATCAGCATTGAACAGAATTTGCAGGCGCTCTTGCGATGATGTCAGGTCGTAAGAGCGCCTGCAAATGTTGTCCCAGTCATCAGCATGAATGTCCATAAACAGTCTGTAAGGTTCATTCGTGTCTTCGAGTTTGAGAAGTGCGTTACAACGGTGATGTGGATGCTCAGCAAGTTCACCGTTGTGGAATGGAATAGCGACATTGAAGATGCTAAGACCGTTCTCATCTAGCCTGTCTAATACTGACTGCGGAACCAATCGATTAAGTTGGCATTCATAAGAACGCTTAGCAATCTTGATTAGTTCTCTTGAATTACAACAACCTGCTTCAGATAAATCTGGCATGTTTACCTTTTTCTATTCGTGATATTCGTTTGGGTATGCGTTATGGCATATAACGCATACGTCTTCACCAGCCACACCACAACGAGCGAAGGGTGTGGGATTGTCGCAGAGTTCGCAAATTGCAAACCCATGCGTGAGAACGTTTGCTGTCAAATGTTCGTTCTCTACAATTTTGCATTTTTCCTCAACTTGACCAGTCAAGTTCAACCTCCTTATTGGTTTGGATGATTGAGATTGCACGCGCTATAAAGCGCACGGCTGCTTCAGCAGCCATGACGTAATGTTGCTTCCACTCTTCTGTCTGCCTATAAATCAGGCTCACTGCCGGGTAACCGTAATAGTGAGTCTTGATTGCAGCAAGTACCTCTAGCCCGTCATGCCAGAAGATACCTTGACCACGTGAATACCGTGGCATCTCATTTTGCAGGTCTTCAGTCCAATGTTTTTCCTGCTCCCGCAAATACAGATTGACCGCTTTATCGTGCGGTTCTAGCGCTGAAGTATCCGTCTCTTGGAACTCAACGCCATTGTGATTCGGGCTAAGGCCCAAGGAGGCGAAATTAATCGTCTCAGCCATGATTGGCTCTGCTGCCTTTATCTTCTGCACTACATCAAGCGCTTTGTCCTTAGCGCGCCGTAGCGCCTCTAGGGAGTAAGCACCTAGCCAATACTGGCCGTCCTCTTCTCGCGCGCCGTCAAGCACTTCAGAAAAGACGGTATTGAATGTGGCATCTGAGTCACCCGTTAATACCGGCACTGCATTATTGAATCCGTACTCGTTGTACGAACTACGCAGATATGCAGAGTTCATAGAGAACTCTGGTTCGTTATCTAGTGCTTCTAGGTTGTCACCTAAGTAAATGTCTAGGCCCATATTTATTTCTCCTTTTCTTTGATTTCTTCTAGTACTTCCTCAAGTAACTTGAGTGCCGTACTGACTTTCATTTTGGCGTGGCAACCCAAAGCGCCCCAGTAATCACTTGCTTTGAGCGCTTTGAGTTCGTTGACTGATATTTCGTAGCGGTTGGCTTGCTTGCCCATGATTAGCGTGCGTTAGGACTAACCTTGACCCCAGTACGAAGGTGAAGCCATCCACCAATGCCATACGCTTCTGTCACTTGTTCCATCTCAATGACCTTGTGATTCTCACCGCGTACTGCACGCTTGATGATGACCAAGACACCATCGGGCGTGATCTCGTGCTTGTAGTTGTCGTCGGAGTACGAGGTAATACGCATCCCGGTTGTCTCGACCGTGAACCCTTGCTTTCTTTCGTCATTACTCATTTTGTTCCTCCTTTGTATTCACCGCGACACACTGCCGCATGTAGTTGTGCTTCATCTATCACTATAGATTCATCCGTGTGTGGGGTACCTTGTCTTTTGCAACCAGGGCAATCCCAGTACCGTAGCGTTTCTAACGCCTTGATTTCAACTAAACTCATTTTTTCTCCATAAATGACAGCACCCAGAAGGCCGTGTAAACCTCCTGGGTGCTGCCGTTACTTATACTGCTTCGATGCTGCGCTGTGTCTCACGCAATAGCCAAATTGCGCGGTCTACAACAACTTCAGTGATGCTAGTCACCACTTGGTCATCAAACAATTCTTTGACAAATCGAATGATTGCTCGCCAAATAATTTCTAGTGTTTGCATTACTGATTCTCCTTAACAAAAAGACACTCAACCGGCTTAAATGATTGAGCGTGATCGATGCAAAACGCGATCCGTTCCTTCTGCACTTTGCATACAAAAGGACCGAACCGCGTGCATTCTTCATGCGAGCAGATTGGTAACTGCTCGACTTCCTTGAACTTAGTGGACACTTCGCCATTCTGCTTGGACCACATAAGCAATTCGTACAATTGTCGTGGCAGTTGGAAATACCTGTCAGCATCAAACGATGCTAGGCGTTCTAATGACATCAACGGCTTTGGGGAGATCAAAGCACGAGCGTGTTCAACGTCAACGATGTATTCGTTGTTGTCGAGCAGTGCGTTGTTACCTATGTTCTGAGTCTTCAGTAATAGGTTTACTCCCCATAGATTCTTCAATTTGTTATTACTGCGATTTGTTTTGACTAGCATCACAATCTCGGATCATGTGGCGATCCAATGCCTGTATCCTCTCTTTTTTCTTTTTTGCTCTCAAACTTCGCTCCAACAACGAAAGCATCCATCCATATTGCTGCAATGATGCCGATTGAATGTTTCGTTGCTGGGTCTTCTAAGTCCTGCTGTGTCTGGATATTCAGCGCACGGTAAGCACGCTGATTAGCCATATACGCCAGTGACTCTTTATCGACATGGCCATCAAGGGCTGCATCTAGCCCTTCTTTCTCTGCCGCGTCATCACAGTCAATAATGATCTCCGATATTCTCCAAAAATCTGGATGATCTGGGCGATTAAACATTTCACACCTCCAATTTCTCTAGTTCGTTTGCATCCAGAAGCATCTGCCCGTTACCCACGCCAAGAGCAGGCATATTGAACAGCGCCTCCACAAAGGCACCGAAGTTGTCTGTCTGCTCACTAGTAGTGGCTTCGGGCGATGCCGGTGGGTTGTCAGTTACCTTTCGGTGGAGTTCCGCCAACTTCTCACGCAGTACTAGTTCAAGCATTGCGTAGCAGGTTGAGCAGAATTGCCCCCAACGCCCGTGTTGGCGGAAGACAACTTTTGCGTCGAAGCACGGCTCGCCTTCTTCGCAGGCAACACAAGTTGAATCATCGAGCCATTCGGTAAACCAACCGTTTAGAGCCGAGCGGGTGATCGATGTAGTTTCACCATTTTCATCGACCTTGCCCATGATGAGCGCATCACCGACATACGGCTCAGCGACTGCATCAACCAATCGGCTAATCAGTTTACCGTTGGCCTCGGCATTGTCTAGTTCGTACATTAGTTCGTGGACTGTACGCCCTTGTAGAAGGCTGTTGCTCTGCATTGAGTGAATCAACTTGGTAACGCCGATGTTCAAGTTCAGATTGCGGAGCAGTCCTTCTTCGTTGAGGTAGATGTCGAACTTCTCGCAATTGACGGGCTGAATCAACCCGCCAACTACGCTTTGCATATCTTTAAGACCGCCAATATCAGTAACAAACGGTCGTCCTTGCTTGGGTACTACTAATCCTTTTTTCTTCATGTTTTTCTCCAATCTATTTATCTGCAACACTGCACTGCTTCTGTTCTTTCCTCTGAGCGGTACAACGTATCGCACTCACCGCAGGCGTAGAACTTGTTTTCTTCGTCGTAGGCTTCTTCGCCACAACATACCGACCGATAGAAGTTGACCGATTCTGGTTCTTCGGAAAAGAACCAGTAGTTACCGTCTTCTTGTGGTCCAGAAGTCTGATAATCAGAGTCTACCCGCCAAACCTCTACAAGTTCGGCTTCATCCCAGTTACCGCAATAACTACAAAGATGTCGTTCTTCGTGTATTACTTCGATATTCAACTAACACCTCTTTTGTGAATCAATACTCCCCCTGTATTAGGGCCTTGTATTACCCGCCAGCATGAAGGCGAGAAGACGAACGCAGGCACGTTCTTGTTCTCTTTTAGAGAGACAGTAAGAACACCGTTGCGGACAAGCCATGTGTAGTCCTCATCGTCTATGTTGAGATATTCGTCGTTAGTGAGTTCAATTCTGTATTTCATATCATTCCTTACTTGCAACACATAACCGCTTCGTCGCGGTCTTCGTATTTGTCATCGCATTCACCACACTGGTAAAGGCGTTCTGCTACCGGCATCTCACCGTCTTGGTAACTGTCCCCGCACTCATCGCACCTATGCAGATAGACAGCATTACAGTCGTACTCGTAGTAGTGGTGGTCGCCGTCATCACTTCTTACATTGATTTGGTCTTCGCTGTCATGCTGGTAAGCCCTGTCAGTAGTGACTTCGACCCAGTTACAGTCTTCGCAGTAGTACCACTCGCCTTGGGCAACACTAATGTTCACTTTTAATTCCTTTCCATGTAAGTGTGTGCGGGGCAAGTAGAGGGACTACCTACCCCGCACACTGACTCAGTTACTTGGTGACAAGACCTGAGTCGGTGATGACAGTCTCGACGGCATCCTGTACCAGGGTGTCCATCGTGACTGTCTTCTTGGGCGTACCGTCCGAACGCTGCACGAGGTTGTTGAGATCAACAACGCTCTTGGCCGCGCTGAGCAGCACATCTTCTGTGATGACATCTAGCCGCTGGTCAACGACGTAGCCGTTGGCCTTGCTAATTGTCTGTGAGACAGCCCACGGGCGGAAGTCATACTTCCGAACGAAGTCTACGAGTTGCTGCATCCTGGGATGCAGAGTCGCCTTGTGATCGGGCACGCGGTTGGGATCGAACTCAAACATATCGTTGGAGTATGAGACCTGACCGTGTAGTTCCCAATTCTCATCGAGGTAGATAGCAAACAACGACTGCAACTGAATGTCAGTCACGTTGTTGTAGTCGATGTAGGTATCTACACGACGCAGGAAGGTGTTGCGGAACTCGTTGTTATCCGAACCTGCGTTATTCGAGTTGATCCAGATGTCAATTGATTTGGACTTGGAAGTCACGCCGTCCAGCACCTCCAACATCTGCGAGTACTCAATCGGGTTTTGCGTATCGATCATCTTCTCGATGTCCTCGATAAGAACAAACGCCGGACCAATCTTGGCAGCAAACTCAAGGAACTTGCGGAAGTCATTCACATCTACCTTGTCAGGCATGTAGATGAGGAATGCTCGCCGGTTCTTGACTGCGTAAGCGCCAAGCGCACGAGCCGTCTCGGTCTTACCAACGCCACCTTCGCCGTGAGCAAGCGTGATGCTCTTGGACTTGGTAGCGGTGCGCTCGTCTAGAAGCGCGCGAGTCTCGTTGTTGAGACGGTTGGCTACTTCTGCGCGAACGCGGGTAGAGATGTCAGACGACAACGCAATTTTATTTGTGCTCTCGAAGTCCAAGTCAGACAAGAACTTCTTAGCGGAGTAGTCATAAGGAAGACCCTTATACACAGAGTTAGAAGCGATCTGTCGCTCGGTCTCCTGAATCAGGACAGCAACGATTGTCTCGTACTGGCGAGTACTCTTGACCATTAGCGTGAAGTCGCCATCATCTTCACCCAGGGCTGCCTCACCGAACGGCTTACCGTTCCTCTTGAGTGAGACATGACCAATAACCGCACTAAACTCCTTGGCAGTCACGCCGACGATTGGAGCGATATTGGCAATCTTCTCGGCAATCTCGTACCGAGCAGAGGCGATATTCAGAGGAACGTCGATGGACAATTCTTCTGCATAGACCTTGAGCAGGTCGTCTGGCACTACGTTCGCGTTCTCCAACTGAGAGCGTGTGAAAAACTCTCGACCGTTGGCGCTGACGAACTTATGCTCTACTCCGTCAATGGTAATGCTATTACCGAGACCAACGGAGTCAATCGTGCTACCGAGGTGAATCTCAACAGCGCGTGCAAAGGCGCGCGCACCGTCGAGTACCGGAACGTCCTCGAAACGACGAGGACCGGCAACATACTCTGCTGTCATCTTCTTAATGAACTGATGGGTGGCTTCACCCAAAGTCGGCATATCCATTTCTGCCGGGACCAATACGTTTGAGTCAGTAAGCGTGCTGAACTCTGCTTTAGCGTTTTTATCCATCATGTTTGTTTTCCTCATTCCTTGTTATTTATCTTCAGTAAAAGATCGCTGATCTTCCGCCAGTTGGAAGCAAGCGTTGCACCCATCATTCCCGTCGTGGGAGTGAATGAGCGGTACATCTCGATGCGGCACTTGAACTGCGTGAACAGCAATGCCCTGGTTGGGTAGCACTACTTGTTTGAGTGCAGTCTCTAGATGCTCTAGAACAATAGTGAAGTCCACTTTGCCCCAGTACTGATCTTCGTCAACCAGCACATCTACTACTACCCTTTTTCTTTCTGTTCTATCTGACATATTTACTCCTTATCCATCATTGCCAAAACAGCGCGTTTTGCTTCATACAATTCTTTGTATGTTTCATCGATAGTGTCGCCACCAACGAAGTCGTCGGTGTCCTTGAGACACATCACAATCCACTCTTTGTGCGAACCGTTCTTATTCAGTGTGGGAAATACCATCCAAGACATATCCCACGCGACCCAAAATTCTCTTCCTTCGGGCCAACTCAATCTTTTTAGATCGTGTGCCATTGCTTTTCCTCCTTTCGATACTGAAAAACTTCAGATTTCCGATTGATTACTTGGTATTTCTATCCATTTATTCGGACCAGTAGGGCTAATGTCTTCGCCAGACAGTCCGAGCATTGCTTCTTCGTTGCCACATTCACTGCATATGTATGTGGAGTTATCCCAACGAGATAAAGCGCCTGGATCGCGCCCTACATTTAGCGCCGATGGCCTTGGCTCACTACAGCGCGGGCAGGAATACCAATTATTTGCTATGGCTAGTGCCTGCCAGTGCTTGAAGTATTGAAGATATTGCTTCTCTTCATACAACTCGGTATAGCCAATGCCATAGACTTCTACATCACCTGCTAGTTCAGTGAGGTACAAGTTCTTCTCGGCTGTGTTAACGACTGCCCAAGTCCAACCTTGGATTTCAACAGTAGTCACTGTTAGACCGATGCTTTTTGCGTCAACAATTGCATCCAGAGCAGTCTTGCCATGTGTTAGTCGAGGCGGTCCTGTTGGTGGTGCCTCACACGATATATCACCTATCATCCTTTTTCTCTTTCTATTGCGATCACATCGTCGTTACAGAAGTCTTGCTTGCAAGACTCTGGTACTTCGGCGTATTTCAATCGGGCAATAATTTTGCACGTTGCGTAATGTGCATCGCGCCAGCCTTGCATTGAATCTGCATAGTTAAAGAGAGAATTCATCATCTCTCCATAGTCAACATCTGTCTCATGCTCATCGAGGAATTCTTTGGCGTAGTTGAGTAGTTTGTCACCGTAACTCAGGTGCTCCTGATACTTCTCTACCGGATACTCAATATCCGGGCCTTGATCCGCAATGAACTTCTGACGGGCCAGAATCCCACCGATCTGATGGTTCTGGTGTTCCAGATAGTGCTCAATGAACGCATAGAGGAAGCGTCGCACCTCCACTTCGCTCACTGGCTCTATCTGGAACTCCTGCTTGTTACCACAGTTGTGACAACGAACATTCCCCTCTGCATTATCTGGGGCATTTACAAACCCCGATAATCCGCAACCCAGGCAGGTCTGATGACTTATCATTTGACCACCTGCATCGGCAGCATGTTCCTGCTGAAGCGCAGCAACTTAACGGGTTGACCGTCAAGCCACTTGTTCCAAGCACTGACGGCAATGGCAACGTGGAACTGTTGTTCCCAGATGGATTGCGGTGCTTTGTTCTGCCGAATGAGATGACGACGCAGCGCATAGCGCGGATCGCCCTCCATCAACATTTGACCACTAACCACGGCATCGTGGAATTGATCGAACATATACGGCTTGTCGGACAACTTCTTGACGATGTAAGCGAAACCGGCGTACCAGATTTTGCCCTTCTTGAATTCCTTGTGGAACTCGTGTGCGTAGGGCAGCAACTCTGCCAATTCTGCTTCGTGCGCCAACACATACTCGTCCGGCTCGGTCTTGGTAACCATGCCGTGCTGCCACGGCTTTATTTCCTTCCAAGGCTGACCCTTGATCGAGGTGTAAGGCTGAACGCCTTCTACCTCAAGGTTTAGCGACTTGACATACCGCAAGTACTTGTCAGCCATTCCGCGCACTATCGTGGGCTTATCAATGTTTTGCAGACCAAGGATTTGCGGACCTGTGCGGCGGCGTCCGATGTCGAATACCTTGTGAACGTCATTGCTCACCTCAGTGACGATGACGAACTCAAACTGGATTGGTTCTTCCTTGTTAGGGTTGTTGCTGTTGGCCTCCACGATTGCCCACAGGCGATGTTGACCATTCAACAGATTGCCGTCAGGCCCTATGTTGATGGGGTTACCGCACTCGCGCCAACGGCCTTCGAGCATATCGCGGGCGTAGTCATTGACACACGACTGTGACAATGTGCGGTTACCGTGATGGTTTTCCAGCAGGTGCATTGCTAGTTCGGTGTCAATCAATCTGACTTCGGCCTTCATCTTTGTCTGCGTTGACTTGTCATCTGTGTTTTCCACTGCTACTCCTTCTTCTAGTTGAGGTTTTTGCACTGTAAGTGCGGATACCTTGTTTTCGTTATTCATCTTTATCTACTCCAATTCTGGCGATTATTTCTGTGTGTTTAGTTGGGTTGTATTTAGTTATGTTTTTGGCGAACTCTGTCTCGCTGTACTGAGCACACCACTGATCTGCAAAGACAGCCATCATTAGCAGCCGTGCTTGCTCTTCATCTTTTGCCACTACCACGACGTAATGGTTTCCGAGGCTAATACCGCCGTATCGGTGATCTGGACCGAACGTGAAGTACTGCTTCATGCTTCCTCTCCTTTCGATTCGGATGATGAAACTTGGAATCCACACGCGGTCTCGTCTCTAGGTGTAGTTCCTAGTGACGAGACCGCATGGGGTCCACTGTCTACGCTTCCCGAGCGAAGGCCAATCCAGCCTTCGTCAGGTAAGTGCTAACCGTCATACCGCGACGGTTAGCCGCTACCGTAACGATCCGCAGATCGTTGGCTGTGATTCTGATTCGGATTCGTTCTGTTGTTGTTGTCACTTACGCCTCCTTCCGAATGTAGGAGACGTTCTCGGCGCTGTTGACATCAGCAAGATTGCTGTTGGCAACTTGTTCCTGTGCTGCGATCACTTGCTTTAACGCCTCGTGCTCAATCTGAATTTTCTTCAGATCGGCCTGAAGCGCTGCCAAATGCTCTTCCGCTTGCTGGCGGACCTTCGCCTCTTTGAGGCTGTAGGCCAGAGCCAAGGCTGCAATTTTTTTATTCAGTTTTTCGATCTTCTCTTCGTTCTTCTGAAGGATGTCCTTGGTAAACATATTTCCAACTCCTTTTTCATTACCAATTGAATGAGCAGTTTTATGTCATGCTCAGGACGCTTGCCAGTGCATACGTCACTGGCACCGGGCTGTTTAACGGTCAGCCTGCACCGCAGCGCGTGTCAGTCGAACCGGCACACGCTGAGCGGGCAATCGGCGCAGTACGCCATGCACGCAATCTTGAGGCGATTGATCGCCTCCGCATCGCCCGCAACTGGGTCGATGACTACCAACTTTGAGTTGGCTTGCATGGCTGCCTCTTTCATAAGAAGCAGCATTTTTCCCTGCGAGGTAACCGCAGGCTGGGCAAAAACAGTGTTCGTCATTGCGAACTCCATTCCAATAGTGGCACGTGCCAAGTACCTGTGAGTGACCACTCCGTAGAGCCACCGGGCAAACCAAGTGAGCAGTTTTAGTCATGCTCAGGACTGTTAGCCACCACGGGGGAGGGACGGCCAGAGCGCAGTTTAGCCTCGTACTCGGGAGGGGGGATTGTTCCCTATGTACTAGGAAACTTCGGACAGCCTAGATTTCCAGGCCATCCGAATTATTGTTACCGAGGCGCATTGCGCTCTCGATATGTAAGTGCCAGGAGACAGCCTGGTGCCACTTAATAGTGACCCAGGCTGCCCCGGCGAACAGCACAGCAACTGCCGTCTCCAATAGGTCTAGCACTACGCAGCCATTACTGCGCGGTACTGAGCGTCGACCTGTTCAAGGTCGAAGAACTTGTCCATGACCTTGATCGACAAGTTCCAGTGCGCCTTATTGAGCGGCTTGAGTGCTTCGTGCTGAAGCCGCGCAGCGGCCCAGTACACTTTCTGTAGGTACTCTGCCAAGGCGTCACCCTCGGCATCATAGTAGCCTTGAAGCAGATCAAACATATCTGTCTGAAGGCGGTCATTCTGATCGAAGGCTTCGGGGTTTGTGAGAACCCCTTCTTCGATCATAAACTTTCCGTGCTCCATCATTAACTCGGTTACATCTTCGAGGTAGTCCTCGTTCGAGATCGGACCCGTAACAATTTCTACGTACTTCATAATGTTCATTTTCTTACTACCATTTCCATATCCAATGGCACGTGCCAAGTACCTGTGAGTCACAAACTTGCACTGACTGTGCAAGCGACCGGGCATTGATTGCCAGTGCATACGTCACTGGCACCGCTGTAGCCCCCCCGCAGCCAAGTTGCTACGGGGGAATGGAAGAGAACGACTACCAGTACAGGTCGTCATCCTCTTTCTCGGTCTCGACCTCGGACTCGATCTCGGACTCGACCAGATCGCCTACCTCTGTCAGAATCAATGTTGACTCTGAGTGGTAGTGATCCGTCAACCGCGAGATCACGAAGTCCAGCGAAACACTTTTGTCGAACTCAAGGTTTATGTTCGACTTCGGGGTGTCCAGTTTAATACCGGACCTCAGAATGACCGTATAGTAGCCGCTCTCCGTAGGGCTTGCGGGAACAACTTCGACCTTAATCCGCTCCATGCGAACTCCATTCCAATGTGGCACGTACCAAGTACCTGTGAGTCCAACCCGCTAATGCGGGCGACCGGGCATATGTCCCAGTCCCTCTGGGGCATATATAGGGGGTTCTTCCTCCTATATAGGGAAACTTCAGAAGGCAAAAAGGGCCTTTTTGGGGCATTTTTGGGCCAAAAAGGGGTGTTTTTAGGGGTAATTACCCTGCTTTTAGGAGTAAAAATGCCCCTTTTTGGGCTTATTTCAGCCCTTTTTGGTGCTCTTTTTGGGTAATTAGACCCAGCATTTCCACTAATTCATCCCTAATTTCATCGGAAAAGCCTTGTTTATGCACAAGAATTGTTGCTTTTATGCGCTCTATTTCAGTAGGTGGTTGTACTACTGACTGCTCAAATGTCTGATCTAGACCCAGATTTGAGTATTTTGTAGCCATTTTTGCTCCTTTTCTAGTGTTTTTTGACCTATTTATGGCTTATTTATATAAGTTTTAGCCCCTCCCCCATCCCTCACTTGAGCAATATAGTCCTAACTAAAGAACTATATTTGCTCCTTCACTTGGAGTTTCTATTCATCGCCTTAGTAGTTAACTGAGGCCCAACGGACAAATACCGTTAATCTGACGAGAAACTGGGCGGTTGACCTTACCCAGACTTGTTAAACGGCTCTATTTCCTACTCAACATTGCTCGTACAAGCCAGCAGTTTAGGTATCTCGGTCCACCAAAAGGCAACTATCGCGTCAGAATCCGTCGTGGTAATGAGTAGGGATCGGGAGTTCGACTCCCTATAAGCACCCCTTCTTGTGGTCCCAACCATGACAACCGCAAGGGTTATAGCCACAAGGATTAGCCGCTTATACCGGAAGGGCTGTAACTGCTTCCGCCACAGTGTCCGTTTGTATGGAGTCCGGCATTTCCAGTGGGCCAGTGCGTTGACCTTGACGCTCGATCAGTACTACAATCAAGTTGTGTTTTTACTTTATTAAGTTGTGCGGTCAGACTATTGGCACGCGGTATCTGTAGTCAATAGTCTGGCCGCATTTCTTTTGCTACTGTGGTAGCGCCCAAGGGAACTAACCAAGTCGGGGAAGACTGGCCCTTGGGCATCTTTAGTTCTAATGGACTATATGCACCGTTAGCGGGTTAGTGATAGAAACTCCCTTATGCGAATACGCCGTACCTCTGAGTCACTACTCATCTCCGCAATGCTCAATACAGCAACCGACCCATCAGTGCATGGTGTCTCCGACGAGATGATGGCTACCTACGGGACCGAATACCACTGGCTACTCACCTACGAGAAAATCTATGGCACTGAACCGACCCGAGAAGCCTTTGCCCACAAGTTCCCTGACTTCCCGCTCCAAACCGAAGCAGTTGACATTGCCTTCGCCGCAGAAGAAGTCATCTCTGAATACACTCGCCGCGAGTTGGTGAAGTCCATCAACAGAGCCGCCGATCATATTGAGCAGGGCGATGTTGAGCAGGCGATGTTGGCAGTATCCAGTTTCATCCCGCCAGCACGCACGCCGCTGATTACCAACGACCTGTCATCCCTTGACTTCCTCACCGAGTACGAGGCTCACGAAGAGCGCTTGTCAGTACCGTGGGAAGGACTTCAGAAGGTAACGGGAGGAATCCGAGAAGGTGATCTGTGGTACGTCGCCGCAAGACTGAGCCAAGGCAAGTCATGGATACTTGCCAACTTTGCCGCTACCGCATTACTAGAGGGCCACAAGGTGAGGTTCTACTCCCTAGAGATGAGCAAGGCTCAGGTGCTTACCCGTATGCACGTTCTCTTGGGCGCTCACTTAGGACTAGACGTTGACCACATTGCCATGAGGGACCGTGTGTATGACCCCATCGCTTACCGCAAGGTAGCCAACAAGATCAAAGAAGAAATACCGGGCGAACTCTCTATCGCTGATACCTCCAATGGCCGTGTATCACCCACCACCATCGTTCAGGACAAGAATTGGGCTGATCTGGTAATCGTCGACTACGCCGGACTGATGAGCACACCGATGGGCGGTAGGGCTATAGACGACTGGCGGAGTATGGGAGTAATCAGCAACATGCTCAAGGAGGTTGCTGTCGCTCATGGGTTACGCATTGTCGCCGCCGCGCAGATCAACCGTGACGGAGATACCGGAACCAACAGCGTCCCACCCAAGGTCAAGAACCTGGCTCAGTCTGACTCGCTCGGACAAGACGCCGATGTGGTACTTACCCATAAGCAAATGTCGAAGTCAGTCATGGTTTACGGAATTGAGAAGAATCGCCACGGGGCTGCTGGGGATCGCCTCTACTCTCGTTTCCTACCTAACACTGGCCGTTTCAATGAGATCGATAAAGAGCGCGCACAAGACATCAAAGATGAAGAAGATGACGATTAAGGAGCAACAATGCTAGGTATGTCAGGTGTATTCACCGAAGAAGAAATTGATGATATTTACGATTACTGCAAAGAGAAAGATATTCAATTCCACAGTCTGTTGAGGACCGTCCTTCTCGACGCTATTGCTGCCTGATGTACGTCTCGCTAGAAGAGGCGCTTGGTACAGGACACGGGACATGGAGATCGTTCACCTGTCCCAACCATGACGACAACTCACCGTCTGCTCGCGTCAACGTCGAGACCGGCAAGTGGGTCTGCATGGTCTGTAATACCAAGGGATTGCAGGAGAAGTACCAAGCGCCCGAGGCTCATGTACTGAACCGAGTTCGCCGTCTAGAGGAAACCCAGGAGACGATCTCTGAGTCCTATCTCGATCTCTACGACGCATCCGGTCCTGGGGAGTATTGGAGTAACCGCTTCACTGCCGAGGCTTGTAAGCACTTCCGCTTGGGCTATGACGTTCTCAAGGACATGCCGATCTATCCCATCCGTGACACCACCGGGAAGTGCGTAGGTATTGTGCGTAGGACCGAGAAGCCGAAGTACAAGTACCCGCGTGGTGTGCCGACTAGCCAATACCTGTTCAACTACCACGAGGTTCCTAGCCAAGGTCCAATAGTGATCGTTGAGGGAGCGCCCGATGTTATTGCGCTATGGGAAGCAGGTATCCCAGCCGTAGGTACTTTCGGCGCGCGCCTGCTACCGATGCAATTGAACTTGGTAACCGCATTGCAGCCGACCAAGGTACTGCTGGCATTTGACCAAGACCGCGCTGGTAGAAAGGGCGGAAAGGAAGCCGTAGACGCCTTACGCCACCAAGGGATCATTGCCGAGCGCGCTATCTGGTCAGAAGAGAAGGACGTTGGGGAGATGGCCGTAGAGCGCCGCAAAAAAGTTTTTGATAATTTGGTCTAGGCTATTGACCTTCGGCCAGTTATGGTTAGACTGACATTACACATAGAAAGCAGGGAAAGTGAAGTTCAAGTTCTCACCAACAGTTGAAGCAGAAAAAGAAGTAGAAGTCGAAAAAGTTCTTGATGAACTAGCAGCAGCCAAACTAGAGCGCGAGTTGGTCGATAATAAAATCGGCAGGCTGCAAGAGGCGCTTCTGAAGTATGCAGAAACTACCGAGTCCAAGACACTCAGTAGTAAGCGCCACAAGGCGACCGTCGTTACCAGCGAACGGGTTACCTACAACAACGCAACGCTCAAGAAAGCGTTAGGAGCAAAACTATGGAATCGGATCAAAAGGGAGCAAGTGGACTCGTCCAAACTGAAATCCCTGGTATCCGGCGGTCTGATCGATCCGGTGATAGTGGCGCAGCACACGGAGATAACCCAAAGCAAACCGTATCTGCGAATAAGCGGCGGAGCGGACCCGACCCAGCAACAAGATTCGTAAGGAGCCTGCCCGGTGATTACTTCATGCTCCGTGAAGCGGCAGAGGAACTTAACCTCTCGCCGTACACCTTGCGGAAGTACATCGTTGAGGACATCGACGGTCTTGTACCGAGCAAGGCAGTCATGTTCGGCAAGGTGCAGGTCTACCTTTACACCAAAGAGGACATTGAGCGTATGCGTAACGTGCTTGTCTCACGCGAGCAGGTGCGACCGTATGACCGTAAAGGCCGTCCCAGTAAGTACAGCCTGGAACAGCGCAACGAGAGAGCGCGCTTGTTCAGCCGCCGTCATTACTGGCGCAAAATGTTAGAGAAGGCACAGTTTATGGAAGATGAAAGACGCCTTATCGACGTAAAAGAAGAACTCGCCCAAATAGAAAAGGAACTCGCAAATGGCGAAAGTTGAGATCGGGGTAACCCATCAAATTAAGATCGACAGGGAAGATGCTTGGATCAAACTGAGCATTACCGATGACAGCGACAAGCACGGCGACATTGATGCTGCTATTGATGCGCTGACCGTAAAAGTCAATAAAAGAATCTTTGACATTATCGATGAGACAGTACAGAGTGTTCGAGACTCATTAGAGAGTGTTGAAGATTTCTATAAGCCAATGGCTTTGACCAAGAAGAAAGGAAAAAAGTAATGCAATTCGGTACTAAAAAGGCAGATGCAGGAACGCAGTTTGTCGATAGCGGCGAGGTACTTCGGTACTTGCGAAACTTCCGTGAGGGAGACAACGAAGTTCGCTTCATTGAAGAGGTGGATGACTGGATTAGTTTCAGTGAGCACTACTCCACTGATAACAAGTCCTTCCCATGCACGCTGGACCGTTCTGCCTGCCCAGGTTGCACTAGCGAGATCGAGAAGGTTCAGCGGGCCAGCCGTAAGTACGCCACCAACGTCAAACTTGTCGGTAATGGAATGGTGTTGCCGTTCCGTATCCCGATGAGCCTTGCCAAGAAACTGTTCAACCGCGCTGAGCGGAATGGCACCATCACCAACCGCGATTACGTCGTCATGCGCGAAGGTAAGGGACTCGATACCGAGTACGACCTAGAGCAGGGCGACCGTAGTGACGTTGATCTGGAAGCACTGCGCGAACAGGCAATGGACATTGAGGAAGTGCTGGTTACCGCATACGAGGAAGTATGGGGACCGATGGAGAAGGAGGAAGAAGAACCCCCTTTTGATTCCAGCGATGAGGTAGAGATTGACGAGGCGACGCTTCGCAAGATGAAGCGAGAACAACTCATCGCACTAGCAAGCGACAACGACATCGAGATTGACGTAGATGGGTCCAAGAACGAAATCTTGGACTCCATTTTGGAAGCCGCTGTCTAATGCCAAGATCGGGAATGAGCGCGCTAGAGAGAATGGTATTTCTTGCAAAAGCAGTACCAGACTACAAGGCTGGCGCGTCATTCACCGATCTGTCCGAGAAGTACAACGTGCCCAGAACAACCATTCAGGGTTTATTCAAGAAGCATGGCGTAAAGGTCAGAAAGCGAGGACGTTACCGTGCAGGACAATATGATTGAGATTTTCGAGGAAGAGTTGCAGGTTGCTGCAAACAGCCTTGAAATTGAAGAGGGTGAAGACGATCAGGAAGCATTACGCATGATGATCCTGTCGCTTCAGCAAGCAGCGTATGAACGTGGCTTGATTGACGGCAGCACTAATAACCTGCGCGACAGCCTATCCCAGGAGACTGTCGTCGCGGAGGTGCGTGCCGATCAAGTATCAGAAATGATGTCTTCCCTTCTTCGGGGCGGCAAAGCAAACCTTGCTATTGTCGTAGCCGACTGATTACCCTGTTAGTCGGCCCCGGTGGTCGTTAGAGACGAGCGCACCTCCCCCGTTGCGCTAACAGGTGCAAGCCCTGTCATCGGGACGTAATAAAAAACGAATAGAAAAGATCACCGTGTTAAAAATTAAACGTAACTATTTATTCAATCTGCATAGTCATTCAAGATTCTCCGCTAACGACGCATTACCGCCGGTAGCGGATATGGTCAGCACCGTTGCTGGTTTTGGTCAGCCTGCGCTTGGTCTGACCGATCACGGCAACATGGCTGGGACCGTGCAGTTGTATAAGCATTGCGCCACCGCAGGCATCTTGCCGTTCCCTGGTACCGAGTTGTATATCGTCAAGGACCGCCAGGACAAGAAAGCAAAGCGCCATCATATGTGCGTCGTTGCCTTCACCACCGAGGGCTATGAGAACTTGGTTCGGCTCAATACCAAAGCGAACCAGAACTTCCACCACAAGCCATTACTCGACCATGCCGATCTTGCCGAGTGTGCCGAGATGGGATTGCTCAAAGGCATTGCCGGTACTAGCGGCTGCTACTTCGGCTTTATTGCTCAGGGCGTTGTGAACGATGACCAGAGTTCAGCCGCACTGATGAAGACCTACTCCGGTTGGTTTGACCAGTTTTATGTCGAATTGCAGAATCACAACATCGATCATGGTGATGGTTGGAACGATGACAAGTTGGCCGACGTTCTCCACGGACTAGCCGATGAGTGTGGTGTTCCAGTAATCCTGACTCAGGACAGCCATTACTGCGATGTTCACGACAAGCCAGCCCACGATACGCTGAAGCAGTTGGTCGCCTTTGGTCCTGAACCAGATGATGCGATATTCCCTGGGGATGGATTTCATTTAGCCGATACTGCTTGGTTCCAAGACCACCACCATGAGCAGAGGTTCATTGCCGGTAGTGACGGACTCAAGAACCTGATTGAGAGCCACGACCTGTCCATCCGCCAACTCGATAACTACTCGTACAACATTCCCTTCACTACCGATGACCCGCAGCGAGCACTCCGTAAGCGCTGCACCAAAGAATTGCTGAACCGTGACCTGAATAAGCCGCGCTATGTTGACCGGCTCAACCACGAACTAGAGATTGTTGAAGACACCGGCATGGCCGGTTACCTACTATTAGTCGCTGATGTGACAGATTGGTGTAAGGAGAATCGTGTTTTTTATCAGGCCAGAGGCTCTGCATCCGGGTCGATCTTGTGCTGGTTGCTCGACATCACACAAGTTGACCCTCTTAAGTATGGACTTCGTTTTGAGCGCTTTATTTCTCGGGATCGTACTAAGCCACCAGATATTGACTTGGACGTTGAACATCATCTTCGACCTGAACTAATCGAGTGGTTGGAGACCAAGTTCTCTGTTCACCAGATCGGTACTTGGCTGACACACTCGCTATCTGGTGATGAGAACGGCGGCAAGGGAAGTCTGCGTGTCCGTTACTTCTCCGCCGCCAATAGGACCGGCAAGAAGATCAAAGACTGGACAGAAGTACCGCGAGAGCATTTGCAGGAACTATACAAATTGTCTGACTATGGCGCGTGCTCTGCTTACGGGACACACGCCGCAGGGCTAGTGGTAACTACCAACAACCAAGAGTTCGACCGTCTAGTACCAACCATGAAGGTAGCGTCGTCCAAGACCTACGTTACCCAGTACGACATGGACGACATTGAGGCTTTGGGATTAGTCAAACTCGATGTTCTGGGACTCAAGACACTGACCGTGCTGCACAAGGCGCTGGAATTCATGGGACGAGATGTTTTTGAGGGGTTGGACTGGATACCGCTTGATGACTCCAAGACCTATGCCATGATCTCGTCTGGTAATACCGCCGGAGTCTTCCAACTTGAGGGCTGGTCAGCCAAAAAGGGTGTCCAAGACCTCAAGCCGACCAAGTTGGCTGACATCATTGCAGCGATGGCCCTATTCAGGAAAGCGACTATGGAATCAGGTGCCACCGAGTCCTACATCAGGCGTCGCCACAAACAAGAGAGGATTCCTGACCGACATGAATTACTGGAACGACATACAAAAGACACATACGGAATTGTGGTCTATCAAGAGCAAGTCATCAGCATCTTGCGAGACCTTGGGATGGACCCAGACAATCTCACGGCTTTTCTCAAGGCGATCAAAGCGAGCAACGCTGCAACTGGAAATGCTGCTGCTGTCATCTCAGGTTACCGTCAGCAGATTTTGGACAAAGCAGAAGAACAGGACATTACCGATGAAGATTTCAACTGGCTATGGTCGGCAATTGAGGGTTTTGCCGAGTACGGATTCAATAAAGCGCACGCCACCGCATATGGGTTGACCGCTTACCGTTGCGCTTACCTAGCCAGGAACCACCCAATCCCCTTTCACGCAGCCGTACTAGCCGTAGCAGCCGGTACCGACAAAGAGACCGATTACGTCAAAGCCACCCGAGCCAAGAAAATTAGTATCCGCCGAGCCGACGTTAATCTGTCGGACGTTACCTATAGCGTTGACCCGAAGGGCAAGTCCATCAGAAAAGGACTGCTGGCAATCAAAGGAGTCGGCAAGGTAGCCGCTAACCATATTGTCAATAAACGACCCGAAGGCGGTTACCAGTCACTAGAGCATTTTTGCCAATGTGTCGGTAGCAAAGTCAGCGGAGTAAAGCCATATGTTGAGAGTGGAGATACCGAAGTAGGTAATTTCGGAGTCTTAATGAAGGTTGGTGCTTTTAGTAGTTTGCTGGGCGACGATGGGTAAGCATCAACACGAAGCACATTTCATACCGTGGAAGGAACACTGGCAGGGCTTCTGCTTTGACTGCCAATGGTCGATGTTGAGCAATTACACCAAGGTAGTCCAAGCAGTGATAAAACACCGGGAGTGGCGCAGTGCTGACTGAGAAGTTGAGGCGGAAGATCAACGACCGTAGCGAATCTAAATGCGAGGCAATGGTAGTAACGCCGCGCGGTATTTACACCCGCTGTTGGAGACAACCGATAGAGATACACCATCTGCTGACCAGGGCGCGTGGCGGGAACATTCTGGATGCTCAGGGAGAGACCTATCATTTGATTGCTCTGTGCAATGAGCACCATTCCATGAGCGATGGTGGCGATGCTTATGCAGGTGGCTTGCTCATTGATGGGTATGTCACCACCGGAAAGTATAGTCAGCCGATTTATCATGGTAGTGATGACGAACTCACGGCCAGATACCCACCGGATGACTGAGGAACTACCCAGTTGCTCGGAGTGCAATTGGGTGTCTGGAATCAATAACGACTGTCAATTATGTGTCAACGTGAGGAATCAAGATGAACCTGAAAGAGATGATTAGGGGAGCGAATCTTCCCATTACCATGCGCCATGAGCGTTGGTTAGAAACAAACTCAACACCGAAGTACACCCAAACCGCATTGGAATTTGCCCGTGCTGCTTTGGCCCACGAACTAGGCGGTAACCGTCGCCGTAGCAGCGACTTCCGTGCTAGCGGCGCAGGTAGTTGCCAGCGCAGGCAACTATTCACCGCTAACGATGTCCGTGGCATTACCGACATCAGTAGCGATCTTGCCAACATCTTCGCTACCGGCAACTTCATGCACCTCAAGTGGCAAATGGCCGGACTAACCGAGGGCTGGCTAGAAGCAGCCGAAGTGCCGTATGAATCTGATGAATACTCATTCGGTGGAACTCTCGACGGCATTATCTACGACGGCAGTCTTTTTGAGTTCAAGTCCATTAACTCTCGTGGGTTTAGTTCCGTACAGATGTATGGTCCTAAGCACGACCACATCTTGCAGGCTCATGCCTATATGTGGCTAGCCGATCTCCATGCCGTGTCGTTCGTTTATGAGAATAAAGACAACGGCGAGTGGCGCGAGTTCCGCATGGAGCGCGACGATCTTATTTGTGATGCCGTTGTAGGAATGATCGATGACATGACCGAGATGAAGCGCGGCCAGACGTATCCCGAACCTCTCAACAAGTGCCTCGACCGTGAAGGCTGGCAATACCGACAGTGCCCGTTCCGTGAAGTATGTCTTGACGAGAAATGGGAGCCTTGGGTGTATGAGTGATTGGATCAAGCAGGCTGCATGTGTTGGTCTCGACGTTGAGATATTTTTCGACATACGCGGCAAGAAAGTACAACTACCGCTATCGGTCTGTGCTGATTGTCCCGTGCGTGTTGAATGTCTGAATGAAACTCTTAAAATTGAGAAAAATATACCGTATCGATCCGATTCAGTAATTTGGGGTGTCTTTGGTGGTGCTACGCCGAAAGACCGATATGAACTGGGCAAAATGGGCGACGTAGTAACCGTAGAGAAAGATGGAGCAATTAATGTTAAAAATAAAAAGACCCACTGAGAGAGATGTCCAGTTTGGCCGCAAACTGTCGTCCGTGCCCGTAGGACTAGACCTACCGCCCGTTGACGAACTGTGGGAAGAACTTCAGGGTTATGTCGATGTAATCCTTGGCCGTACCGAGTCACCGATTGATTCGCCGTACCTAGCACTAGCCGAGGTAGCCACCGCGTATTACTGCCGTGCTCAGGAAATGGATGCAAGAATCCACGCCGGAGAGCGTTCTGGTGATATTGTCAAGGGGTCACCGTATTACAGGTTTAGAACTGGCGAACTTCGATCCTTCATAGAACTAGCGAAAAAAGCAGCAGACTTAGGCTCACGAAGACTGACTCAAGAGACGTTGCTACAGCAGCAGAGGTTAGAAGGGTAGCCATGCGCGTACTCGGTGTTGACATCGGAGTACGCTCCCTGCACGTTTCAAGCCCGCAATCCGCTATTTCTATTACCGTAGATAAAACGATGCGTAGCAATGAACTACAAAGCCTCATGCTTCAGTACGAAGCCTATTTTTCTGACAATAAAACAATTGTGTTCTGTGAAGAGCCGTTGGTTGCCGGAAAAAGGAATCTCCGTACCGCATTACAGATGGCTCAAGTTGCCGGTGCAATCATGCTGGCGCACCCTACTTACCTTGTGCCCGTATCGACTTGGAAGAAAGAAGTAGTCGGTAAAGGCAACGCATCTAAAGATGAAGTCCATGAATTTCTGAAAGACAAGCCAGGTTATTCCTACGCCGAAGGCTCCCAAGATTTGATAGACGCAACGTGTATCCGAATGTACGGGGAGAGAATGGTTGCTAAGGCTCAGTTATGAATCTATTGGACCTGACTAAATTCTTCCCCTCGTGGTGGTTTAATAGCCAGTGTTTTCAGACCGGAGACGACATCTTCTTCGGTAGTGATGAAGTGACCAGCAGCCTACGCAAGGCCCGTAAGTACTGTGAGACATGCCCAGCCATAAGGGATTGTTTAGAGCACGCGCTTACCCAGCCGGAAGAATACGGAATATGGGCCGGTACTTCCGCGCGATCCCGAGAACAAATGCGCTCATCTATTGACTCAGGGAGTCATACCTTGGAGCATGTTATTGACAGAGTGTTAGAAAGCGGATTTAAGTGGAGGCCGCATGGATGGCGACCTGATACCGATTAATGACATCGCTACGAAGGAAGAGCGCGCTTACCGTGCTTACCAGAAGCGATTAGCCGGTGAAGACTGGCGCGATATTGCAAAAACGCTGGAATATCCCAGCCCACGAACAGCCGAGCGCGAAGTTGAACTGCTTGTTGAGAAGTCGCTCAAGGTTGCCACCGAGGACCGTAAGCGTGAAGTAGTTGAGTTGGAACTCGACCGATTGAATGCGCTACAGAACGCCGTGTGGGGCATGGCACTGTCCGGTGAACTCAAAGCAATTGAGACAACTCTGAAGATCATGCAGCACCGTGCCCGTCTGCTACAACTGGGAGAAGAATCCAAAGATTCCTCCACCACTACTGTTATCGTGGCAGGAGAGGATTACGTCGAAACCTTGCGAGGCGTAAGTGATTCTTAACGGTATTGCTATACCCGACCCGGAAGAGGGTTGGTTATATCTAGACGCAATTATTCTTATCAAGTGTATGGATGACGAAGGCGAAGTTCGTTACCGCGAGATCAAATCTTCTGGCCTGACACCAGTTGAGGCTTTAGGCATGACCGAGACATACAGCGACACTCTTCGCGCTCATTTGATGCGAAGGGCTACCCGTGGCGACTCCGACTGAGAAGAACCTAGCCGTTATTGTTGGCGAGACTCGTCTTACCGAGGAGCAGATGGTGTTTGCTATCCGTGACTTTCTCAAATGGTTAGACCCGAAGGCTGGACTCATCTACGTTGTTGACGCTGATGATGAGAAGTTATCTGCCTACAGCGTTGATCCCGAGAGATATGCCGTATTGGAACTAGACGAGCACGGGAGAATAGACGTTGACGGCGAGGACGAGGTTGGGCATAGTCCTCGTCGTCATTTAGGAGGATAACGTGCCTGCTGACATAGCGTTGACAGCCAGTGTGACGCGCAGTGCTCTCGGCTTATCCAACCTAAATATAAATGACAAAAAGAAGTACGACATTACCACCACCATGCTTGGCGGCAGCGTTGCATGGCAGAAGCAGCAAGTATCTAGTCCGTATGTAGATGGCGATGTCACCGTGACTCGCCGTAGGCCGACAGTCACAGAGCCGCTAGAAATCTACGTCTATGGCAAGACCGGCACTGAACTCACAAACAACATCAAAACTCTTATTGACGCTTTCATTCAAGACACCTACAACCTATTGATCTCCATTGACGGCTCTACGCGACAGTACCAATGCGAGTGTGCGGATTACACCATTGAGTACGCCAATACCAAGTTTGCTTCCGGCATGACCTTGGTTCGTCTCTCCGTGCCGCGCAATCCCATACCAACGGTAGGTGTGTAATGCCCATATCTCAGACCGGAGAAGACCTTCTCTTGGATGCCATTACCGGCTTCGCTACTCTTCCGACCGCTTTGTACTTAGCGCTTTCGACAGGAGTGCCGGAACCATTCGACAACGCCAATGGCATTGCTGAACCAACAGGAGGATATGCACGCCAGGAGGTCTTGCAGGCTAACTGGACCCAATCTTCTTCCGGTTCTGCTGTTTATTCCGATGCCATTCAATTCCCTACCGCCACCGCCAACTGGGGCGTTATTAAGACATGGGTGTTGTGTACCGCATTGACTGGCGGCAACATCGTCGTTTGGGAAGAACTTGATACGCCGATAAATGTCTCTAGCGGACAAATGCTGACAATACCGGCTGAATCATTTGGGCTTACTGTAAGCAGTCTTGAAGATTCGGATTAACTATGGCCGATGTCTTCGTCGCTTCTCTTCCGAGCACCGCAATAGTTTCTGACCTCAAGGTTCCTACCGAGTATGACCCGACCAGCATTGCATCTACCGCTTTCGTTAGTGGTCTGCCGCGATTCGTTGATGTCACCGGCATTGCTCCCACAGCGTTAGTAGCCGATTTCGATGGCCGTAAAAGCAGGCATTACGACCTTGCGCCGGTTCAGCCCACCAGTGTTGTTAACAGCATTTTTGAGTGGCAGAACCAAGTCTCGATGTACTCGATCAAGTTATACCCGCGAGTATCGCCCCTCACTTGGATCAGGACACATCTCTTCGCTGGTGACTTAGCCGGTTTTGCCGTAAGCGGTTTTCTTTCGTACAAGGTCGATGACATGGCACCGGGCGCTGGCTTTATCTCTGCTTTAGGTAGAAGGAGATCACCAACATTAGCGTTTGCTGAAGCCGAGGCGATTCATGTTCGTGCCATGCCGAACACCGTCATTCAGATGGATGCGCCAGCGATCTACCACGGAGTACCGCGTATTCCGTTGATTCACTCCACATCTGATGCGTCTGTCAGTACTAGTGGCGGTTCTGGCGTTAAGCCCGATGATGACTTAGACGATATGTCTCAATTCCTGCACCGCTTCAAGGTGGGAACGCTAGCCGATGCTTCATCTGGCGAGTATTGGTTGGAGTCGTGGAAAGACACTGATGACGATTGGGAGTGGAAGTCTGCTTACCCGTATCGACCGTGGGTACAGAAACGCACTCAGCGCCTCAAGGATCACACCGACCGGGTTTACACCCGTAGCCTGCACTTCAACAACAGGTTTGTGGAGCATATGTGGCTCAACATGGGTGCAGAGCATGAAGAACTCACCGTCATCGTCGCCGGTATGTTTCATGGGTACCGCAATTCCAAGCACGGTCACTACTTGTTAGACGCTGGCAAAGCCACACCGATTTATGAAGATGTAGTCAATGGCAAGAAGCATAAAATCGATGACAAGTTGGATTACCGCGCGACCATGCTGTACCGCAAAAGGAAAGCATTCTTTGGCACCGCAGACGCTAAAGACATCCGTAACAAAAAGCACATTAAGGTCAGGCACGATGAAGGCCGTAAGCCCAAAGTCTTGTTCGCCGTATTCAACGGCGCTAACAGCATGGCTGGATCATGGGACATTGACGACTTTGAGGTGAAGTACGGCGGTCTGAACCCCAAACCGATCAAGAGGCTTGTCTTAGGACGCGCCAGGAACAAGATCAACCGTAAATTCGCATCAGACATGACCTTGTTTGAGATTATGATTTTCACCAAGGCTCTCGACAAGAAGCAGATCAAAAAGCGTTGTAAACGCTTAGCCGGTCGCTACAAGTTCCAACGGTATTGGGATTGATATGTGGACACCCGATATTCAGCGCAATAACGACGTAGGACAGTTTGCCGTCTATGCGTATGCACCAGGCAAGCCGTACACCAATGTCACGATCTTTCGTGACGCGCTAGTAAAAATCGTGTCGTATTCATACGGTGACCCGTTCTCCGACGCAACCGCTGAACTTACCTTCCCGCAGTTGACACCGTTCGATGATCCCGAGTCACCGAACTTATGGTTCATTAAAGAGTGGACTCACTACGACATTTACTGGGTACCCGCTACGACAACCAAGAAGTCCGACCGTGACCTTCCCGTTGTCAATCCAAACACCAACAAGAAGGATATGTGGCTGAATTACGGTGACAAGGGTGATCCGATTTGGGAGGGATTCAGCGTCTCTTACACCCCAGCCGAAGGTGGAATGCGGCTACAACTTCAAGGTGCGCTGTATCAACTTGACCGTTACCTGGCTAAGCCGTTCTATCCCAACCGCCCCGTTGTGATGGAGCGCCTTATCAAGAAGATGTTCAACCCGAACAAGCGCAAATTAGAGACAAAGAAACTGAAGTACAAGTGGCCTACTGGATACAACAAGGTTGCCCCGGACAAGAAAGAACGCACGATATATTCACCGAAAGGTGTTAAGCCAGGTAACAGATGGTCTGGCATGGCAACCAGAGATACTGGCACTTGGCAGCGAGCACTCACCGGATTCGTTCAAGATTTGCTTGCCAATATGTACACAGATGATGAGTCTGGCGTTGAGGCTGGTAACCAGTGGACTGTCCGTAAGCGACCGGGACGACGACCCGTACTGGAAGTCAGAGACCGATTCCGTCCACCGGACTTTGAGGTCTGGTATGGCACACCGGGCGTTGAAGCCAGCCTGACCCGTGACGGAATGGCTACCGTCAATATCATCTACGGCCAAGGCGTGAGTTATGAAGGCGTAACGTGGACGCGCTCACTGTTCTTGAACAAGGGACGCTTCACCGATTACGACCCTGTTGCTGCTGACCCGAACTTCTTTCCATACAAGAACAAGAAGACGAAGAAGAAAGAGGGAATGCCCGCCGAGACGTTGATTAAGTTCAACAACGGCGTTGGCGAAGACGAGGGCGTTAAGGCAGCGGAGAAGATGCTGTTGCGCGACATGGACCCAGGTTGGACCGGCAACATCACACTCAAAGCCGATGCAACAGCCAGCATGACTAAATGGAAGATCACCGCAGGCATGACCTTGTTGCTTCGTGGCTGGGCAGGCAATACCGATGGTTTGCGACTCCATATCTCTGAAGCCATTCATAACGTAGAAGACAACTCAGTGAGTCTGCGAGTTGATACTCGTTACCGTGATCTGTTAACGCTGGAGCAAGTACAAGCCACCGTGCGTGATCCGTTGACTCCGGTAAAGATGCTGCAAGTCAACAAGCGGTCATTGCTCATTGAAGACCTCTTAGTGCCGTGGGACTACAACCAATCAGGGATTATTCCACTAGGCGCTAAGTCATTCTTCAATGAATTACCGGACCATGCACGTTATCCGTGGGAAAGGTGGACTAAGAAGAATCCACCGAAAGACAACGAAGAGTTTTATATCCGCTGTGACGCTAGCGAAGATAAAGCCAGTGAACGCTGGGGCAAAGGTAAAGTCATCATGTCTCAGGCTGGCTCAGCCAGAATGATGCAGATTATGGCCGTTGACCGTAACGGCAACAGGCTCAAAATACCGTTCCATGTCTCTATCTACTACGACGAAGAAGTTACTTATCCGACAAGTTCTATAGGTGATCCTCCTCAAAGCGAGATGACCTCACCGTGGTTGCCGTACACCTTTGAGGTTATTGGCCCCGATGGTGAGCCAATTGCTCCTACTGGTGACGGTCCAGAAACACAACCAGACCCGACGTTTATCGTTGGCTGGGGTAACTGGGAACAGAAGGCTGGGTTCTCACCTAACCGTGAATCAGATGGCGCTTCACCGACAGGAATGTTGTGGGATGAATCTATCTGGTCGTGGAACATGGCTAGTCAGCGCGCTGGTAATTTTGAGCCGTTTTATTACAGCGACGAAGACGACATGATTAATCGTGACAAGAATAATCAAAGAGCAGAAGCCCGTTCGTTGTGGGTTCATTGCTACGCCGAGCACACCGCAGATGTGTATTTCGTTGGCCGTATCTACCGACTAGAGCCGGGAACTTAAATGCCCGAGATGAAGTGGTGGGGGTACTACCTCAAACGGTACTCTAACCAAGCATGGCAAGTAGACGAAGACTCTTTTGCTGCTTACTTCACAGGTGGGAATAACAACGGCAAAAATGGCACAGCAGTAATTCACGGTCGCAACCAGACAAGCGCAATTGGTCCAACTTGGTATTTCCCACATACCCTTTATAACCTCGACAAAATTTTCAATAATGTGACTTATGCGCTGACTGAAGAAGACCCAAGAGTCAATTACATGGTTATTGATTGCCAGAACTATCCTGAAAAATGGCGCAGTGACAGCGGTGGTCTTCGTGCGAACTTCTGGCGATATAACGGCCAGAACGCCGGAGCCTTTCAAGGCTACTATGCAGGATACATCGCTCCTATGCTCCAAAATGTTGCCTCAGTTCCTTTTACTAAATACGGCATCGAGGGCAAAACAAGAATCAATTATAGACCGGGTTATCGCTCGGGTACTGACTCAGAGAACAGGGGTTACTTCGATTCTGATGAGGTGTTGGTTAGGCCAAACCCTGAAGAATACATAATGATTGGTGCGTGCCATCCCAGATGGGGTACCGGCGGTAACGCGCCACGATATGTCCGTCATCCTGGCGATGACTCACCAAACACCAACAATGAAGAGATTTATCCAGTAGGTTCAAGCACTACAGAATATGTAGGCAACGCGGTGTTCTATTACGCCGCGCGTGCTCGCGCACAAACTAGAGAAGACCTCAAGCCTGACCGTAAGCAGCCACCGAGAACTTTGACGTTGCGTACCTTTTGGCGAGAACCGATGGAGAACGTCGTAGCCAACTTGGTCGAAGGCGAGCCAAGCACCGTCACAGTGACATACGACCCCGACACATGGGGAATACAATTTGACGAGCAAGGCAATTCTTATTGGCGCAATCCCGACTTAACATTTACTAACTACACTTTAGGCGCTAGGCCAGCCGAAGCAGGTCCAGACTGGATGCCTATAAGCAAATTGCGGATAACAAGTTATCTTGAGCCAGAAACATGCGATATTAAAGGTAATATCGGAACTCATAAGTACCACTACATTGAGTTCTCGCCGATGGAGCAGGTTGAATGGCGAGGCGTAGGCGCTCAGTTCAGTCAGCCTAACGGATATGACGACCAACATCTGAAGTTCTACGAGACGCGCGGCTACACGAATCAAACAGGTAGTTACGACACTAGAGGCTTGCCTTACAACAAAAACGGCACCAACTATCACATGAGCGGCGGTGTGTTCTTGTGTACCGGAACGTCTATTACCGTGCCGATGGAAGGCAGATTCAGAAGAACCAGTGACGATCCTGACATACCTGTATGGACATACTCTTTTGCATCTTGGGATAATTTCACCGGCACCTTTATTAGTGGATATACGTCTAGCAATGCGTGGGCTGCTTTTGATACTAATTTTTATTTCTCGTCTAACAAAAACCCATATCCGCGTCCAGCCGGAGTCTCTACCGATGTGATGAAAGACGCTGATGTACTTAATTACCACACTTGGTATCCAGCAGAGCGCGGCTCGCTTCTGAACTACTGCCCGTACAGGAATGGGGCAGCGCCGTACACATATAACAACAACTACCGCGCACCTTTCGCTAATCCCGTCATCATTGATAACAAGGCGTACACATGGACGCTCAACTATCAGAAACAGTACATATTGGTCACCGTTGATATGGGTGAAGAACTGTCTATGGAAGTTGAAGTGCGAGATGAGTTACCGAAAAAACTCACTGACGAGATGCCACTGTTTAAGATTCTGACAGAGGGTAAAACTCCCGAGGGCTTGTACTATCCAGAGCCGCAGATGTTCTTGTATGAGTCTGCTGGCAAAAGGCACATAGAAAGAAAGAACTCTGCTTATTACTGGGTTCAGGCTTTTAGCGGTAACGGTCAAACTGGCGGTGACCGCACTACAAGAGTGCCTCAAGCGATTGCTCCAAACGAATCTGGCACCATTGTGGTTACCGAGACGTATTACCACGGTTGGCAGTTACCTATCGAGCCTGTGACGTTTGTGCGCGCTTCGCGGGTAGACGGCAAAACTATTCGTACAGATACTTACGGTGCAGGAACGTCGTATTACGGCAATGGTTATTGGGCACAACCACCTATCACTCGTGGTTCGGAATACTTTCGAGACATTGAATTTGGTGGCTGGGATTATCATTACTCTAGAGGCTCACATCGCGTTTTCATTTTCGATTACAAAGATGTGGGGTATGGCGAGCCGATCCCTCTCAAGTTGAATCAAAGAGATGACGGCTTAGGAATACATGGTGGCCCTGGTCGCTTGGGGTATTTTGGGCAAAGTGGGGGCTGGTCTTCCAGATTGAAGAGCGGAGGCTCGTGGTGAGTTTAGGTAACTACTGGGGTAATGAGGCTCTGGACTTCTTACTTAACGGCAGAAAGGTGTGGGTATCACTCCACACAGCCAACCCAGGAGCAACAGGCCAGGTATCTA